ACGGGCCGAGTGCCCGTGAAGGGGATGGCGCTGGCGGTGGGGGAGGGCGCGGCTGCGACGGTCCCCGTCCAGTACCGCACGTTGATGGTCTTGGCGACCCCGCACCCCGCGTCGAACAGGGCATAGGGGCAGCCAGGCTGGAACAGTCGCCTCGGAAGGGGGACGTTCAGCAGCTCCATGTAGCTTTTGAAGACCAGCTTGAGCGAGAGGGACGCGGGGTCCACCGAGGCCACCGAGCCCTCAAACCAGTGCAGCGTCCCCAGCGAGAGGTCCCCCCAGGTCGGCATGAAGAGCCGCTCCACCTTGATGTGCGCCCCGTCGAAAGCCCCTCGGACCGCCGCCAGCGGGAGGCTCTGGCCATTCGGGAACGCCCAACCAGGCCCGCTGAGCTCCAGGTCCATCGTGCTGACCTCGGTTCCCGCCGCCAGCCGCACGGACCCCCGCTTGAGGGGCGGTCCCGCGCAGGAGAACCCGTTGAGGTCGGTGTCGCCGTTGGTCCACTTGCACGTGGTGTTGCCCGTCACCCCGTCCATGGACATCCCTCGAGCAGCATCCACCCCGAGGTACTGGGTGAGCTCCAGCGTGAAGAGGTCCGCCACGTAGGTGCGGTTGTTGCCCGCGAGATGGGCGATGAGAGCAGCGCTTGCGGTCTTCATCACTTCACCGAGATGAGGTTGATGTTCGAAACCGACCAGTAGCCCGACGCAAACTGCGTGAAGGCTACCTTGTCGTCAGCGAACCGGACCCGCACGTTGGAGCCGCTGTACTGGTCGGGGAACAGGAAGTCCTCAAAGCTGCCCTTGTGAGCGTCGATGAAGGCGAGCAGCGTGGCGACCTCGTTGCCGTTGACGGCGGTGCGGAGAAACTCCAGCTGGATGCTGTACTCGTACCTCGGGGTGGACTGGAGCGCGGCGCGCGATTCCTTCCCCGAGGAGGCCACCTGAACCTTGGTGGCGTACACCGGGGTGCGAACCACCCCCATCTTGAGCCCTGCGAAGGTCGGGAACACCGAGTTGGACATGGGCTACCCCTGCTGGCCGCGCCCGTTGCGCGCGGCCTGGTTGATTGCCTTGGTGAGCGCGGCCTGCCCCGCGTTGCTCGTGAGCGTTCGCACGAGGTGGTCCCCGTCGATGACGCCGCTGAGGTTGAACGTCACGTTGGTCGGCCCCGCGCCCGAGCCCCCGCCCTCGGAGCCCCCGTTGGCCATCCCTCGGATGACGTCTGCGTACTTGGCCGGCAGGATCATCTCCCGCGCGTGCGTCTGGACGATGGGGTTGAGCCCGCCCGGGATGTCGTAGCCCCCCGCTGCGGAGGCGAGCATCCCGATGAGGCCCGCCATCACGGCCCCGGCAACGGGGAGCGCGATGAGCCAGCCGATGCCGGGCGTCTGAGCCGCCGTGGCGCCTGCCGCGATACCGCCCTCCATGGCGCTGGCCGTCCCTCGGGTGACGGAGCCCGCCACCCCCGTCGCGGTCTTGGCCGTCTCAGTGGAGGTGAAGATGCCCAGCTCCGTGGCCTTGTTCGCAATCCAGGCCGCCAGCTGCTTGGCGAGCCCTGCGATCCAGTCCGAGATCATCCCCGAGATGGCCTGGGCGAGGGCCTGGCGCATCATCCCGTAGATGCCCCGGATGGCGTCCTTGAAGGAGAGTGTCCCCTCCAGCATGGCCTGGATGCCCGAGTTGAAGCCCTGAACGAAGGGCTGCATGAACTGGTTGACCTGCTCCCGCTGCTGGAGCAGGAGGTCCGTCTGGAGCGCGCCGCGCCGCTTGTTGAACTCCGCCTCGGCCTGGAGCAGCTGAGCCTGGATCTCAGACCGCTTCTGCGGCTCCAGGTCCTGGAGCGCCATCATGGCCTCCAGCGACATCTTGCGCACCTGGAACTTCTGCCGCTCCAGCTCCAGCAGGCTCCTGATCTCCTCCTCGGCCCCGACCTCCCCGAGCCGCTTGCGCTGGGTGAGCGCATCGGCCTCCATCTCCAGACCCGTGAGCGCGGAAGCCTGCGCCAGCTTGGCCGCCGACAGAGCCTCGTTGAGGTCCTGCTTCCGCTTCTCCCCGCTGAGCCGGTACATCTCCGCCACGATGGCCTTGTAGGCGTCCGAACCGGCGGCCACCTGCTTCAGGCGGGCCTGCCAGTACTGGATCTCCATCGCCGTGGTGTATGTCCCCTCCTCCTCCCAGAGGTCCCGGAGGGCCGCAAGCCCCTCCTTGGCCTTGGTGAAGAAGTCCTTGTTGCTCTCCACGGGCTCGTACCGACCCCCCGCGTCAGGCGCGGGGGCCTTGCCCTCGGGAGCCTTGGGCGGGTCCACCCAGAGGCTGCGGATGCCCGTCGCCATCTCCTCCCAGGACTGGCCGATGTTCTGGCCCGCCGCCACCCAGTCCCCCTTGATGGCGCTCGCCCCGTTCTTGAGGTCCTGGACTGCGGCGCTGTACTCCCCCTTGACGAGATTGATGAACGCGGACCCCAACGCCGTGAACCCGTCGATGAGCGTGAAGATGAGAGCGGAGGCGACGGTGACGACCACCTCCACGATCATCTTGAGCTCCATGAAGACCGTGATCACCGTCTTGATCGCGGCCGCAAGCCCGGTGGCCGCGTTGGGGCCGGTGCTCACCATCCACTTGCTGACGGCCAGGTACGTGGGCATCAACTCGTTGCCCATCTGGACCTGGAGGGCCATCTGAACGTCCTTGATGTCCCCGAGGGCGCGCTGGTACGCGCGAGCCCGCGCCGCGCCCTCGGGACCCACCACCAAGTGCAGGTCCTCCGCATCCTTCCGCGCGCCCTCCATCTCCTCGCGCGTCAGGCGCAGAACGTCCTGGACCTCGACCCAGCCCTTGCCGAACAGCTGGAGGCCCGCAGCGTTGCGGTCCACGCCAGCCTTCAGGTCGTTCAGCTTGTCGATGCTGTCGCGCATGATGTCCTGGACGGGGCGCAGCTGGCCGCCCGAGTCCCGGATGTCGATGCCCAGCTTCTTGAAGGCGTCCCCGCCCCTCGCAATCTGGCGAGTCATGTACACCGTAGCGTTGATGTACTGGGACTGCTCGATGCCCAGGTCATCGAGCACGAGGTTCAGGGCGCTGGCCTCCTGGGTCGTCACACCCAGCGTCTTGGAGACCTTCTCAGCCGCCATGTTCCACTCGCCAGCGGTCTTGACGGCATCACCGAACATCTTGCCCGCGCCCCAGACCGCCGCCAAGGCCAGGAACGGGGCCTTGAGGTTCTCCACGGTCTTGCCGAGGCTGTCGAAACTCTTGGTCCACTCCTCGGTGGACTTCTTGATCTGGCGGGAGGCCCCCTCCAGCGAGTCCGTCAGCCCCTTGATGCTGGCGGTGATGTTGACGTTGATGCCGCTTGCCATGCTACCCTCCGTTGACCAACGCTACCTGCGCTTGAAGGTCCGCCATCGACGGGACGGCCCCTGTGCTACCCTGCTTTGGTCCGCTCCCCGGAACCTCCAGAGCGGCTGCGACCAGCTCATGAACCGGCGGGTTCTCTCGCCAGTAGTCGAACAGGTCCTGGAGGTCCCGCAGAGTCATCTCACCGACCTCTGCGGGAGTCTTGGAGAGCGCGGTACAGATGCGCCCGAAGATCCAGGGCCAGTCTACTTCCCCGGGCGCTCCGCTCCCCCCGCGTCAGCCCCCCGGCGCTCCAGCCCCGCCACCGCCATGACGGCCCCGATGGTCAGCCCGAGGTTGGACATGTCCAGCCACTCCTCGACCTGGTCCACGGTCACATCCGGGTAGTTGCGGACCAGCGAGGCGTGGACCACCTCGCTGATGGCGATGATCTGCTCCTCGGTGGGAAGCCCCTCGGCCAGCGTGGCGAGGAGCCTGATCTGCGGGTTGAGCTTGCGAAGCGCTCGGAGGGTGAGCGGCGGCAGCACGCGCGCCTCCCCTCCGAGCGTAACGGTGATGCCTTCGTACTTGGTCGTCATAGCGCCCTCTCAGTGCGTGACGGGTGGGTTGCTACTCGTGGGTGTACAGGTCCATCACCTTGGCGCTGGCGGTGTCCTGGACGACGATGAACTCCAGGTCCTGCTCCGTGTACGCCTCGGCCTTGAGCGCCAGGCCCAGCTTGGGGAGGTGGACGGCGGGGAACCGCCAGCCGAACCCCTTGCCCCCGTACACGTTGTACACCGCCAGGATGAACGCGGTGCTCTGGCCCATGACGGTGTTGTTGAGGCTGACGGTCTTGCCCACCGCCGCGCCCGTGTACGAGTAGTTGATGCTGACGTTGTGCGAGGCATCGGCGGTGTTGAAGGTGTAGATGCCCGTCGCGGTGTTGACCGCGTACACGCCCGTGCCGGTGGCGGTGGCGCCGCGCGCCATCTGCTTGCCGGTGGTGAGGTCGATCACGCCCAGGTCCTCGTAGAACGTCGCGCCGTTGGCGACGGTGACCTGGAACGGGGTGGTGGGGACGGTGAAGAGCTCACCGGTGATCCCGACCTTGGAGCCGGCAGCGGAGGAGGCCCCGCCCAGCGACGCCACGAGGAGCGCCCCGCTGATCGCGCTGTTCTTGGCCTTGCCGGTGATCTTGGCCGGACCCCGGGCCACGTCCACGGGCAGCTGGTACTGCCCGCGCAGCTCCTTCATGTCGTACGAGA